CGCCATCCTGGTCGGACACGTCGACCCAATCCGAGTTCCTAAGTCTGGAACGATCCGCCCAGGCCAACAACGTCGCCAATCCGTTCATAATCAACGAATGGCGCCGGGTGATGCAGGCGGTTTACGACCCGTCGCTACCATACGACATCCGGCAGGTTTACTCCGGCGTCTATGCCGACCCGGCCAATGGAAACACCACGATAGGCAACGCCGTGTTCACCTGGGGCCGTGCCCGGGTGACCTACAGCAACGCGGCCGGTGATGTTTTTGATGATCAAATCAGGATCTTCACCGGAACCATCGCTTTCGCCGAGCAGATCAAGGACTTGGGTGTGGATGTGACAGTCAATCCGACCAGCATCACGATGATAAGCCGCCGCGGCACCATTCGCATCTACCCTATCGACGCCAACATCTTCACCACCGTTTTCGACCCGTTCTGGGAGATCACCACGGCAGGAACCACGATCTCAACAATTTACCCGGCGCAATACACCACCGAGACACCGGGGAGCGGTTCTGGATCGGTCACATGGGCGGCAGGCAATGAGCCCACCATCTTCGAGTCAATGCGTGACCTCCGGCGCCGGGTGGCCGTTGAGCTAGGATTCCTGAACACCTTCGACGAGGTGGTCGATATTGAGGAGGAAAAGGTCAGCATTGTGACCATGACGCCGGCCGGGCTGTCTGTGCGCGGTTCAACGTCTGGAGGTATCGACGGCAACCTCCTGATCAACTTCGAGACTACAGCAGAGAACAGCACTCTCTGGATTGAAAGCAGACCCACCGGCTTTGGCGTAGGACCGTGGGCCAACTTCAGGTTCACTGCAGGGCAGAAATCCTTCCTACTCGCTGTCCCAGGGGCATCCCCGGCTTTGCAATGGGGCAACGTGCTACCGGCCCGGAGCTGCACATCGAGCACAGGAGCAATCCAGCAGGTTGAGGCAGTCAACTCGGCCTTCATTCCTCCTGGTGGGCCTTGGGGTTTTTCATCGAGTGTCTACGACTTCGAACTGGTTCGCGCCTATCAGATCGACATGGCCACCGGCAGCACCGACGACAGGCCTTGGGGCGGCGACTTCTGGCGCAACAAATGGGGCGGCCAGAATGGATCCGATGCCTCGGTGCGGATCCCGGGCAGCCCCAACCAAACCCAACAGTTTGCTTTCGTTCCCGAGGCGCCAAACTCCTCATTCGTTGACCTCACCGAGGCGGGCGCCGACGACATATTCAAAGACCAGCGGCAGGCATCATTCGCCTCGACTGTGCCGTTCGCCAACTCGATCTATTCGCCGCCCTACCGGGACAACATGACGACCATCTCCTGGACGGGTGGAGTCGAGCAGGTTGGATTCCTCCTTCCGTACAACCCAATCGAGAACCCATACCAGCCCGGTGGCGGCCCGTTTTTCCACAAGATCCCGAAGTCGGCCTGGCTGTGGAACTTGCTGGAATGGACCATCCGGTCATGGACCCGCGCGGTGCCGCTGTGCCAAGGCCAGGGCGTCTGCCCGATTTACGACGCATCGGCTCTATACACTGTCGGCGACCTGCTTGGGGGGACAGGCCTAGAGTCTGCCGGCAGCTTGCCATCCTATTATGTTTCGGAGGCTGGCCACGACATCCTAATCGCCAATGGTGTGACGGCTTACAAGGACCAGGACGCAGGCGGCAACGATTACTGGTATGTCCCGGCAATAAATCTGGCCACCTATGTGCGCGGACGAGGTTTCAATAGCTTCAACTTCGACGCCGAAAACGGACAGCCAAACGAGGCCGTTCCTGTGCCTTCGACCAAATACATCCCATTGAGATCGTATGGAGTCGGCGAAACAAACCAGTCCGGTGGGTACTACGACGTAACGGCAGGCGCCGACAAATACCTGTCGATTCGATACGTCGACTTGCGTCTGCCGAATGAGCTGAGTGCCTAACGGCTTGATTCTAAGCGGAAATAATGCTTGCAATCATCCGTGAACATTGTTCCAGCACGCAAGCGTGTCATGGCTATCGGATGCTCTCACGGCAACCGGGCCAACCGTGACGCGCTGGCTGCTGCCCTGTTGTTCCGGGAGCAATACAAACCCGATGAAGTGATTCACCTGGGTGACGCCTACGACCTCGCCAGCCTCCGTGCAGGCTCTCTGGCCAATCCTGACGACTCGGATCATGCCGACGACTATCTCGACGACATCGAATGTGGTCGAGAGTTTCTGAACGCCTTGAGGCCGACCGTTTTCATCCTCGGCAACCATGACCAGCGTGCGCTGAAATACCTGCATCACCACAATACCGTGGTGCGTGGTTTTGCCGAGGCCATCTGGGACAAGATGAAACAACCCATTGAGAAGCACGCCCGGGTGTTCATCAAACACCACGACGTGTTGCCCAGGAGCTGGTACACGCTCGGCGGCTACAAGTTCGGCCATGGCCTTTTGTACTCCGAGAACTTCCTGCGCGACACCGCGGAGACTTGGGGCAACACCGTGGTGGCCCATGCGCATCGCGCAGGCATGGCTACAGGGCGCCGGAGCGACCATCCGGTGTGTTTGTCCCCGGGAACGCTCGCGGACGCGCCTTGCATGGATTATGCGCTAAGGCGGAGGGGCACACTGGCTTGGTCCCATGGCATCGTATTCGGCGAGTACACCGACGACAGCGCCCAGCTCTACGTCCACCAATGGTCCCAGGGAGAAAAGCTATGGAATCTGCCGAGCTTCTAAAACGCATCAGGGACGAGCTGGGGAAAAAGGTGCAGGTGCCTGATTCCGAGTGGAAAACCGCTCGGCAGTGGGGCATTGTGTGGAACCTGTGCCTGAGCCAGACAAACAAGCTATTGCTCCAGGGCATAGAGTCGGGCCTTGTAGAGATGCAGCGATTCCGAGTCTCGACAGCCACCCGCGGAGCCTACCCAATACCACACTACCGATGCGTTTCTTCAACAAATCCAAGCCATCCATCGAAGTCGAAGTAGTCAGCCTCGACGCCAAGCTGCGCGTCGGTGAGACCAAATGGGACGCCGTGGTCTACCGCAGGGTCGACGACGGTCAAATCCACTGCCGTCCTAAGGTCGAGTTCTTCGCCAAATTCGTCTTGATCGCAGAAAAGTGACCCTTGTTTGACCCGCATAAACATTGGGTTTTCTTCAAAATCTACAGAAAAACGGTTTTCTCTGTAGACGGTGTTTTGATCCTCGTCCATATTGATCCCGTCAACGAGATCAACACCATGAATCTTCCCAAACTCATCAAGAGCGTTCCAGTAATCCAGCCATCCAGTTTTTCGTCTGGCCCTAGAATCTGTACGATTCAATTCATCGACATTGGTGACCACATCGTTGCAGTCGATTTCTGGTATCACGGCAATGGAGAGTTGAGCAACGTATGTCAACGCGAGCTTCGTCAGGAAGACCTAACGCTTTTGGCTAACTGACTTTCAGGGCCGGTGGCGCCCGTAAGCCACACCTTCCGCCTGAGAGGAAACACAGGCCCAGGGGCGCGACTGGCCAACGCGCACAATTTCACAAACCAAATGAGTGTCGACTTCCAAATCGTAAAGGTACACCCGGACCTCATTCTGTACGTCGATGCACTGCAGAAGAAGAACGCTGAAGCATTGAGCTTCTATCCGAAGTGCGTTTTCGAGCGGGAGTCTGAGAACGGCAGGATCTTCCTCGGATTGTTGAACGGTCAGCCGTGCGGCTACCTGTACGTCGGTGCTGCAGGCTCCGATGTGAAGTGCCATCAGGTCTGCATCGAATACGATGCAAGGCGCAAGCTCTACGGTGCTGCGCTTGTGGCTGCGATGGAGGAATACGCTACCGGAGCTTTCACTATCACTCTTCGGTGCGGGTTCGACCTCGACGCAAACAGGTTTTGGTCTGAGATGGGCTACAAGTGCATCGCAGTTCAAGACGGCGGCATTCGCAGAATGAGGAAAATCAACGTCTGGAGGAAATCACTCCAAGAGGAATTGCTGGTCACCGACACTGTCGTTCAACCAGCAAGCGGCAAAACAGACGCCTCTGTTTGGCGTCGAAACAAGAACACTGGAATCATCACACAATTCGCACGCGGCAAATCAATGCGCGACTACCGAGCAATGATCATCTCTCAAGATTCAACCAAACAACCATGACCACAATCTCCAACCTCATCAGCGCTCTGATCATCGTAGAGTCCTCGGGCAACGATCTAGCCATCGGCGACAACGGACGCGCCCTAGGCCCTCTGCAGATCCACCGCGGCGTCGTGCAGGATGTGAACCGGATCACCGGATCGCACTACCGCCATCAGGACATGACCAACCGGGTGGCGGCCAGGGCTGTGTGCGAGGCCTACCTGAAGCACTACGGCCGCGGCAAGACTACCGAGGAGCAGGCCCGCATTTGGAATGGTGGCCCGACTGGGGACCGTAAGACTGCCACGCTGGCTTACTGGCGACGGATACAGAAGGTGATCAAATGATTTACGAGGCCTGGCGATGCCGGGCTGGGTGTGGCCAGGCGAGTCGTTGTCTGGCTCGGCAAGCCAATAAACGCCTGCCGGTGGGCGGTATCACCGGAAACTTTCGGTAAACAACAACAAGGCAACCAAAGCAAAACAACATGAAGCAAATCAAAGTCAAACTCACCGGGCTGCGGCCCCTCATCATGCACAATGGCCTGATGGCGGATCCGACTAACCCATACACCGTGGCCATCAAAAAGATCACCTCCAAGGGATCCAAGAAGATGACCATACACGATCACCAAGAGCGCGACCGCCTGGAATGGGAGGCCGGCCTTTACTGGTCCGAAGCCGAGGGCGGCATGGTCATGCCTTCCGACAACATCGAGCGCTGCATCCAGGAGGGCGCCAAGAAGAGCCGCCTGGGCAAGGACTTTGCAGCCGCGGTGTTTGTCTCGGAGCCTGAGGTGGTTGTGCACCATCGCAAGGCCGGCAAGTCAAAGGAGGAGATTTATGAGGACCCGGCCTACACCATCCGAAAAGGCGTCAAGGTGCAGCTCGCCCGGATCATTCGGATCCGGCCTCTGGTGCCCACCGGCTGGTGGCTGGCTTGCACCATCGAGTTCGATGAAAGCATCGTCAACCAGGCGCAGGTGATCGACTCCACACGGGAGGCCGGCGCCATCATTGGCCTGGGCGACTGGCGACCAAAGTTCGGCAGGTTCACCGTCGAGGTGGTTTGATTTTTTCAAGGCAGGCACTGGCTAGGCCAGGCAGGGCGCGGCCTGGCGAGGCGCGGCCTGGCAAGGCAACACGCGACCCGGCGCGGTATCCGGGACAATTTTTCGGGGTCGGGCCCGGCATGCAAAGGCCAGGCCGGGCCGGGTATGGCCGAGCAAGGCAACACGTCACTGGGTACGGTAACTCAGACAATTTTTCGGGGCTCGGCTCGGCAGTGCAGGGCGGGGCCGGGCAGGGCATGGCAACAACGCTTTCCGGTGTGCGGTAACACCGGGCAACTTTCACAACATGGAAACACAAGACATGATCGACGAAGAAGAGGTCCGGCGCCTTCCGCTCTGGAAGGACTGGATCGAACGCAACGAGCACCGGCTGGCCTATGGCCTGACCGTGACAACCGAGGAGATGGAGGCAGCACTAGAGGAGAAGTTCGGATCCGTGGAATTTAACATGGAAATCTTGAACATCCGGATGGTGCTGCGGCACCGAGGAATGAACTTCAGCCAACGGGGCCTCCGCGGGGCTGGCTTCCATATCGCGCCTCCCAATACCAACGCCGACGAAATGGAGCGCATGAACCGGCTGGCAATGAACAGCCTCAAGGCCTCGGTGATCCTAGGCACTAAGACGAACCTCAACCTGCTGTCGGAATGCGAAAGGAAGAGGCATGAGGCCGTCACCGAGAAGATGGCGCACCGAGTAGCCCTCCTGGGCAGGGCATCATCCAGTCTCGGCCAAGAGATCTCCAAGCAGCTCACTCAATGACCAAACCAAAAACCATCAACGTGACACCTACCACACACAAGGCCCTTCGAGAATACTGCCTCGCCGCCGGCCTCAAACTGCAGGCCGTGGCCGACAAGGCAATAGCTGCCTGGCTAAAGAAGGCCGCCCGATGAAACGCATCCTAGCAATCGACCCAGGCCTATCGGGCGGCTTGGCGCACTATGCCAATAACCGAGTCACCCTGGAGCCAATGCCCGACACCGACGGCGACGTGCGGGAGGTGATGATCAACTACCTGTCGCAATCGGATGTGGTCTACATCGAGAAGGTGGGCGGGTACATCGGTGGCAAGGGAGCACCGGGTTCCTCGATGTTCAACTTTGGGCGCAACGTAGGTTTCCTGCATGGGCTCATTGCCTCAATGCTCACCCGCTGCATCGAGGTTCCGCCACAGCGCTGGCAGAAGACGATTGGGGCTGGCACCTCAAAGACGCACGGAAAGGGCTGGAAGGGCCACCTGAAGGGCTTGGCGCAGCAGCGTCAGCCGAACCTGCACATCACACTCAAGACCGCGGACGCCGTGCTGATCCTTGAGCACGCCATGATTGCGGAGGGGCTCAAATGAGCAAAAAACAAACTAAATCAGAAGAGCAATATCGAATCACACTAAGGGGGGTTCTTTACCTCTATCTTCCAAAAGAGAAGGCCAATGAAGTGTACAACGCCATCGAGCTGTCCTGCCGTCGCAATGGCTGGGGAATCGCAATCAACGAAGAGAACACATTGGACTTTGTGGAAATGCAACGAGTGGAGGAATCGAAATGAATATTGAACAAACAATCGAAGCCATCCGCGTCATGCAAGCATTTGTGGATGGGAAGGAATTAATATCAATGCGTACACCTGCTGTAACAGCAGATGATCCTTATTGGAACTGGGGTAACGACACAAAAATGTACCACATCAAACCCACCGCAACGCTCCGCCCGTGGACTGCGGATGAGTTGCCGCTGGGTGCGTGGATGAGGAAGAAGCAGGATGTATCACGCCGATGGGTTATAATTGACACAGGGAATGAAATTTGGCGACAAACTTGGTTTGAAGACCACGAACACTCCATCGACAAGGGCGTCACATGGCTCCCGTGCGGGGTGATGGAGGAATCGAAATGAGCAACCAACCAATCAACGACGGAGGACCGGCGTTTCCACATACAACGCAATGGGACGGAATTACTCCAGCAATCAATTACCATGGTATTTCAATGCGCGACTACTTCGCGGCGGCGGCGTTGCAGGGATTGTTGGCGAGCTTTGAATCAATAGGAACACGGGATGCGTATGCATTAGTCGCATACGAATACGCCGACGCAATGCTCAAAGCGAGGGAGGCGAAATGAGCGACACCCCAATATCAGACAGCACTCCGCACAACGTAGCCGATCTTGGCATGCTGTGCAGGAGGTTGGAACGCGGACTCAACGAAGCCAACTCAATCATCCGGCAGCAGCAATTGTTGGATGAAGAAAACCTGCGGTTAAAAGAGCGCATCAAGCGGTTGGAGGAGGCGGGGGATGAAGCAATCTACCCCTTTGAATATGCGGCCCGAGTGAGAATTTGGACAGAAGCCAAGGAGGCCAAGCTGTGAGCGCAATGAATTGTATTGGAAAGATACTCAAACGGTTTCTTGGAATTGCGTGTTCTCATTATTGGCAACCGCTAAACGACAGTTTCCATGGCTCACATTCTCACTGGGACGTTGCATTCAATGTTAAAAGAAAATGGAAATGCATCCATTGCGGTAAGCAGACGCTTTCAGCAAATCCAATTAGCTTCATCAATCAAAATAGAAACAAAGCCAAGGAGGCCAAGCTGTGACACTTGAAGAACGAATACTGAGGATGATTCCAGTTTTGGATCTACCTCCAGATCGAAACGAACTCCGCGCAATCGCAATCGACGCTCGCAAGCTGGAGGATCGAGTGAAACAACTAGAGCAGGAGAACGACGCTCTCCGTGCCGATCTGCTGCTGTGGAATGAGAAGGAGGTGAAGTTGTGAACCATCTTGTTAACGCCAACAAAAAGGTCAGCAAAACACCGCGCACAGACCGACAGCCGGTTGTCACCGTGGCGTTCCAGCACTTCGTGAAGGCTGGCTTCGCCCGTCAGTTGGAGCGGCAACTGGCTGGAGCGAACGACCGCATCAAAGAACTCGAAGCCAAAGTGGATGAACTCCATGACCTCGAAAAATGGTTGGAGGGAAGATGAATCCATGAGATCAGCCAAAGAAATACAGCGTGAAGGCGACGGTCTGCGCGTGCTGTCCCGCGGAGAAGTGGGCGCAGCATTCAAGGCAGCACGGGCCAAGAAGATTGAAACGACCTCCTACTGGACACGCAAACGCGGAAAGGCAACCAAGTGACCGACAAGAAAACGATTGAGACAATGATGGAATACGGCGGCAGCTTTGTGCGGAAACTGGGCGCCGCTGCCTTGGTGGCCGACCAGCAGAACCTAAACCGAATCAAGGCCACCTGGCCCGAGTACTGGAGCCAATACACACGGATGGCAAAGCAACTTTCCGAGGTCGAAAAGCAGGCCTCGAAATAACACAACAACAACAACAACACAGCAACACATGGGAATCACAGTCACAAGCAACAAGGGCGGCGGCAACTTCGAGCCGTGCCCGGAATACACAGGTCGAGCGGTATGCGTCGACATCACGCCGCTCAAGGCCTACGAAACGCAGTATGGCACCAAGCAAAAGTTCAAGATCGCATTCGAGCTGGACCTGATCGACAAGAGCCGCAACCCGGTGCAGCCCTGGGTGGTCATGACAGCCCCAATGACCGCCAGCCTGCACGAAAAGGCAGGACTCACCCGGTTCCTTAAGGACTGGTACGGCCGAGCCCTTACCGCGGAGGACACCACCAGCCTGAACCTCGACAACCTCATCGGCCGACCGGCCACCGTGGTGATCGTCCATGAGAAGAGCCAAGACGGCACCAAGACATTCGCCAACATCAAACTCATCATGCCACACAAGGTCGGTGAGCCACTCAAGCCATCGGGCCTGTGGGTACGCTTGGAGGACAGGCCGCCCAAGGACGAGCAGGGGCAGCCACAGGCGCCCGCCAAGCTCGACCTGAGCAAGGTGCAGGTGCACGTCGGTAAGTTCAAAGGCACGGCCATCTCCGACCTCACCGAGTCGGCCGTCAACGGCTTGGCCGAGGTGTGGATTCCGAAAGCCATGGCCAACAAGGACATCACGGCCGAGGACAAGCGCCTTATTGCCGCGGTCAACGCACGCCTCGAAGAGATCAAGGCCAACAAGGAGATCCCTTTAGATGACATCCCTTTCTGAGGCCAAGCCCAAAAAGGTCTACATGAAGGTGGCACCGATGGTGCCCCAGGTAGTCCAAATGCGCTCCGAGGGCATGACCCTGCAGGAGATCGGCAACAAGCTGAACCTGTCGCGCCAACGGATCCACCAGGTCATTGCCTCCGCCAAGGAGATGGAAGAGATCACGGCCCTCTGGGGCTTCCCGTTCTCCAACCGCACCTTCCGCATCCTAGAGGATCTCTGCATCCACACCAAGGACGAGGCCATGGCCCTCTACAAGTCCGGCCATCTGTACCCGGGCGCTGTCTGGTCATTCGGCTGGAAGAGCTACCGTGAAATCTGCGAATGGCTGGAAGTCGAGCCATTGCCTAGGAAGCCACGCCACTACAAGACGTGCATCCATTGCGGCAAGCACACATAATACACTTTCCGGCAGCCTGTTGCTGCTGGGACTCGTGGGTAACCGGGGGCGCGCATCGGGACAAACGCGCATTAACTACTAACACAAAGCAATTTAGCAATATGCCAGCCAATCCAACAATCATCTTCGACATCGAGACCGGGCCGCTGCCGGTCGAACAGCTCAACATCCCGCCATTCAATCCGGCCGACGTGAAGCTGGGCAACATCAAGAACCCGGACCTGATCGCAGAGAAGATCCAGAAGGCCGAGGAGAATCACGCCGCGGACTACATCAAGAACGCAGCCCTAGATGCCATGTCCGGCCAGGTGCTGTGCATCGGATACCGCAAGGACTACCAGGAGACCGCGGTCCTGTCGGCAGAAGCCGATGGCGAGGCCGCCATGCTCCGGCAATGGTGGGCGCTGCTGAACTACTACGAAAGGACCCCAAGGTTGATCGGCTTTAACATCAAGGCCTTCGACCTGCCGTTCCTGATCAAACGCTCCTGGCGCCACCGCATTGCCCCGCCCTACTGGTTGCGCCAAGGCCGGTATTGGAACGACCTGGTGGTCGACCTGCGCGAGGTGTGGCAGCTCGGAGACAGCCGGGCAACCGGGAGCCTTGGGGCCATCAGTCGGCATCTGGGACTCGGTGACAAGGCCGGCAATGGCGCCGACTTCAGCCTGTTGTGGAATACCGACCGACAGGCGGCCATCGACTACTGTCTGCAGGATGTGAAGCTAACCCAGGCGGTGGCAGATATTCTGATTCCGGCGTACTAAGACGTGGACAGATACAAGGCCGGCAGATAGAGAGAAGCCGTCGACGTGAGCTGTAGGAGGTGAGCGTCGATACCAACTGAAGGACATGACAACTTTTATCCCCACCACCACAGGCATTCGCAGTTCCTTCCTGCGATCTCCTACCCTGTGTCTGGTGGGGATTTTTGCTTGAATCATGAAAGAGACTAAACCCAAAGGAAGAGCGCCAGCCTTCCAGTTCTACGCCGACGACTTCCTGGCAGGCACCATGACCATGACCAACGAGGAGCGTGGTGCCTACATCAGCCTGCTGTGCCTGCAATGGTCGAAAGGCTTCGTTACCGAGCTCGACATCCAGCGGATGTGCCATGGTATGCCAACGCATTGCCAAAGCATATGCCAAAGCAAGTTTGAGATCGGAGAGGACGGCCACTACCGGAACAAGCGATTGGAGAAAGAACGGACCAAACAGAAGGAGAGAAGCGAAAAACAACGGGATATTGCGAATCTCAGATGGAACAAGCATGCCAACGCATTGCCAGAGGATATGCCAGATGATGCCAAGGCTTATGCCGAATCGGTACCAGAAACATGCTTTCCGTCTCCGTCTCCATCTCCAATAATAAAGAAGATGGCGGACAAGCCGCCAGCGGTTCGATTTCAAAAACCTACGGCTGAAGAATTGACTGAGGAAGCGATTAGAATCGGACTGCCTTTGCCAGAGGTTGACAAGTTTCTGAACTACTACGAATCGAACGGTTGGAAGGTCGGCAAGAACTCGATGAGGTCATGGACTGCTGCTCTAAAAAGCTGGTTGTCTCGAATTAATGGACCATCTGGGTCTGCTGCATCCCGTGCGGCCGGCACCTTCTCACCCAACATTGCCGACTACCAATGAGCGACCCCTACTTTGCCCAGGACGACGAGTTCGGCCTTATCGGCGCCTGTCTCTCCGGTGGATCTGATGTTTGCCACGAGGTATTCGCCAAGATCCCCACCGATGCTCTTCAGGACGCCGATCTGTACCATGTGTTCGAAATCATCAAAGGCCTCGTTGCCAAGAGCGATCCGGTCAACATGACCACCGTGGTCAAGGAGTGGAAGCGCTCCATGGGCCAAACTCCGGTGCCTTTCGAGGCTCTGAACAAGTGCGACGAGATGTGCCCCAGCCCGGCCAACCATCCCGAGTTCTCAAGTGCTGTCCTAGAGGCTCACCTCCGGAGGCAGCTACGATCCACCGGGGACCGTTTAATCCGTGACTCCGCTGTCTCCACCCTATCCGTCGATCAAATCGTCTCTAATGCCGAAGCAGGGCTCACTGTTGAGGCCTCCAAGGAAGAGGTGCAATCCTCCAAATCGGTGGCGGGCAGGTTTATCGACGCCACCCAGGAACGGTTCGCCCGGAAAGGCCACCTCTCCGGCATCACCTCGGGCTTCCACAAACTCGATGCCATGACCGATGGTTTCCAGTTCGGTGAGCTGGCCATCATCGCTGCCAGGCCTTCCATCGGAAAGACAGCCATCGCCATCGCCATTGCTAAGGCGGCGGCAGTCGATCAACGGGTGCCGACTTTGTTTATCTCGCTGGAGATGTCCGACGAGTCTATCATGCGGCGAATGGTCTCGACCATCGGATCCATCCCAATGCAGGACATCAAGACGGGTGACTTGAATGAAGGCGGTATGCGCGCCATGGGTGCAGCCACCGCCAAGATCGCAGGCAGCCCGATTTACTTTGTCTCCGGTTCCGGCATCTCAGGCATCGCCACCATCACCGCGGTGATCCGGCGAGCTGTTAGGAAATGGAAGGTGAAGCTGGTCCTGGTCGACTACCTTCAGAAGATCCATGGCAGCAAGGCAGCCGAAAAGAAAACATACGAGATCGCCGAGGTATCCGGCAAACTCAAGGCCGTGGCTTCCGATACCAAGACAGCCGTAGTTGCCCTGGCTCAACTCAACCGGGCAAACGAGAAGGATGCACCCAGGGCGCCACGACTGACAGACCTAGCAGACTCAGGCCAAATCGAACGTGACGCCGACCTTGTTCTATTGCTCGACCGTGTACGCAATGAGCCCAAAGGCGAGGCAGTGATTGCCGTGGCTAAACAACGGGACGGCGAATGCGGCCTGGTCCATCTATGGTACGACGGCCAGTTCTGCCGTTTCACCGACCCATCACCTACATTCTAAACAAACAATGAAAGCACCCTACGACCTCGAACGAATCAAGCTACTCAGTGAAGCACCAAGCCTATTCAAGAAGGCAATCAAAGCCGGTTGGATGTCCTACCCAATCGGAACACAGACAACAGAGGACGGATCTCCCGTTGTCGACCCAGACGACGACTACGACGATCGCATCACCAAACACACGCCCGAGGTGTGCAGGCAGGCCTACATCCTAAGGGAACGCGGTCTCACACTCGAACAGGTTTCCAAAGCCTGCCATGTGGCGACTGGTTCCGTTGCTTACATTATAGCAAAGGGGCATGAGGCTGTATTAAAAGAACAGCGTTTGTCACAAGTGAAACCGTTGTCGAATAGTTCTATCACTAGCACTAAGGAGTCTCCTTGATACAGTGCCAGAACAGGTGAACGCGAGACCCCTATGATTCTGTGTGAGTAACCACTAAAAACAATAGTAATGCAACCGAATCACATTTCATTTCTTGTTGATCAATATGGCGTGGCAAATGTGGCCTGGTTTATCCGCCTAATGAAACGCGGAACACCACCCGAGCAACTGGCCGGATATTGCGTTCCAAATGCTCAGGACAGCCGGCGTGACGGTGTTTTCCGGGCTTTGCAATACGCCGCCACCGTTCCCAACTCGATGCTGCCTCCAGAAATCCTCAACGCTTTGAAGCCATGACCCAGAGAGCCTACGCCGAGCACGCCGGCATCACCCACGGTTACGTCAATTATCTGGTCAAAAAGGGGATGCCCATGGACTCCATGGAAGCAGCCGACACCTGGCGCCAGAAGAACGTCCGGCGGCGATCCGACTTCACCAAGGATTTACCGCCACAACAAGACACCACCGCAATCGAACAGGAAGGCCCATACAGGCCTGCTGAAGCATCAAACCCTATCGACACAGCCACAGCCGCTACCGACTCGCCAGAAGGCGCCTACGAGCGCCAACGGCAAATCGAGCGTGCAGCCTACGACCTAGCTGTCGACGCCCTCCGGGGCGGCCGGGCCGATGCTGGGCGCTTGGTTGCCATCCATGCCGCGGCCGCCAAGAACCTTACGTCGGCCCGTGACGAGGTGATCGCCCAGGCCGAGAAGGAACGGCGACTGGTCTCCGGCGACTGGGTGCGGAAGGTGATGCAGGAGCACGATGGGGCGGTGGCCTCGCTGCTGAAGG